ATAGGAATAACGTCCGGCAGCAGCGATAAGGCGCGCAACGGGAAAACGAGTGACGCGCGTGGTCGATCGCTTGGAATCAAGCGCGCGCTCCTCGGAAATGACAAGGCCGGTTTCCAATAGCGTACCAGCGGCATGGTCATTGATCGGAGGGGAAAGGGTGATGGTGCCGCCTACGGTGTCGACGGCGGTCACGGTCAGCGCTTCGGTTAGGGATGGGGTGGCGCGGTCGGCGATCAGTACGGTGCCGATCAAGCCATAGGCGCCAAAGGACGCGGGAGCCCACTGGATCGTCGCCGCCTGCCCGGCGATAAGGGTTGACGGAAGAGCGCCGGAATATTGCGGGGTCAGGGCTGCCATATAGCAGGGGAGGCCAAGGCTATCTGGCGCCCACACTAGCCCCTCAGGCAGTCCGAGATAGCTATCAATTACCGCGCTGGCGCTGGTGACCTGCGCCTCCGTGGTTTCTCCATCTAATCCATAAACGGCGAAGTCAGTGGAGGTGAGGTAAATGCTGGGCATGTCAGGCGGCGCGCTTCATGAAGGCCTTGGGCAACCACAGGCATGTCCGCTTGGCCGCGCCAGTCACGATCAGGTATTGCCCCAACGTGTCAGAAACCTCAGCCATGCCGCCCACGAAATCGATGTGAAAGGTGATGGGCCTGCCTTTGTCATCCACCCAATCCGCCGAAATGCCATCCTTGATCGCACGCGGATCAGCGGCGGGCGCCACGACCATCTGATGATTTTTCCGCTCACCGGTGTAGTAGATGCGCATGGTCTGGCCTCAAAAGAAAAGGGCCACCCTCGCGAAAGGATGGCCCAGATTGGCATCAAGGGGTTGGGAGTATTGGTTAAACCGGCGTCAGGGCCTGGCGCACAATAGCCACAACGGCGTGCGCATAGCTCGCCAGTTTGGCAATCACGCAGTCAAACAGGACGCCCACATACTGCCCCTGCAAGCCCGACAGCAGGCCGAGCTGGAAGATGCGGGGGTTCAGATTGCCATCACCGCCATGAACCACGGGCATTTCAATCATGTTCTCAGTGACGATCGCTGCGAAATAGTTCGCATTACCGGACCCGGGGGCAGCGAAGCCATACGATCCGGTGGTGTCCTGGGCAATGAAAGGATCGGGGATCAGCGGAAGATCACCAGCCTGCGTGGCCAGATACTTCACCGTCACGCCAACCGTGATTTCCTTGGTTTTCAACTCGATATGCGATGCCTTCGCCTCCTGCTCGAGCATGTCCAGCGCCAGAGGGTTGATGTAGATCGCGGTCGGCCGAACCTTCTGGGCCGGGTTGGAGACCATGGACGCCACCTTGGTCTTGAGGCCATCGATGATGCTCGCGCCGATGCCGATGGTGTATTGGTTGGAGATCTGCGTCAGCAGGCCAACGTACTGGGTCGTGGTGGGCGACGACAGACTGGTATCGCTGCCGTTCCACGCGGCGGAAGCCGAGGTAAGGGTGATTCCGGAGGTGATGTCCTCGATGTCCTTCGCCTCGACATAGGCGAATTGCCCCTGCATCCGGGTCACATCCACATCGAACAAACCAAAGTTGCTCTGCGCGGTGATTGCCTTGATGAAGGCGGGGCGCTCGGTGCGCGTCGAACCGCCGGGCGTGGGCGTGATGCTCTGGGTCGAGGTGAACGAGCCGTTCACGATTCCCGACTGATCGAAGTAGCGGTGCGGCTGACCAGTTGCAGGCACGCGATCCACACGCGAGAGGAATACGCTGTCACGGCGCACGATGTCCGCGATCTCGCTCTCGTAGCGGTTGGTTTCGATAGCGCCGTTTCCGGTATAATCGGCGGCCGCCATCAGGTTGGCGACGGGGATATTGCCAATGGTGCTGCCAGCCCCAGCAAACCCAACATTCATATTGCTCATGGGTATTTCCTTGCTTTTATGGTTGCAGGGTTCAGTTGGCCAGCAGGCCGGACTGGCTCAGGGCAGCCTTGGCGCGCAGGCGCTCCTGGATCGACATGCCCTTATCGCGGAAGGAACTGTCGATAGCCGAGGCGGACAGCTTGCCGTCCTCACCAGGCGTAACGCCAGCCTTGGCCAGCAGGGCGTTGATCTGCGGGGTAATGGTCTTGCGTTCCGGCTCAGGTGCGGCGGCCCGTGCGGCGGCGAGCTGGCCGCCAAGGCTGGTCACTTGCTCCTGCAACTCCTTGATCGCAGGGCTTTCTGCGGCGGCGGGAGCGGGTTGCGTGGCGGCGGCGGCGTAGAGCGGATAATCGTGATCGCGCCAGATATGCGGGATCTTGCCGACAGCGCTATCAGCGCGCATCGAGCCAGCCATGCGGCGCACGACAGCAGCGTGGCCATTCTGCGGATGACCGCCAACGCCGGCAGCGTCCATCGCATCGGCGCAGGCATCCAAGGCCTTGGCGTGCGGCTCGACCTTGTTGCGGGTCTCCTCCGATGCGGCGAGAGAGGTTTCGAGGGCGGTAAAGCGGTCGTTCATGGGCTTCAGCGCAGCGGCCAGAATTGCCGCCAGTTTTTCTTCATCCATGTCAATAACTCCGATAGCTGCCGCGCTTGCGGCCAGCGATGTGGTTTCGTAGGCGGCCTTGTCCTTTCGGAGGATCGCAGCGCCGGTGAAGGTGCAGGAAGCGAGCACCAAGTACTCGCCCTCAAGGCTCTCGACGAAATTCTGGGCGGTCTCGAAAGAGAACCCGAGAATGTCCTTCTTGGCCTTGATTAGCGCGGTTTCTTCGGGAAAATCCGACGCATAGAGGAAGCCTTCGATGCAGAGATCATCGCCTTCGATTGTGGCGGAAGTGATGATTCCGATCTTGTTCTTCGGGTCATGCCCATCGAGGTCGGGCACGTAATCGACAGCCATGCCGAGCAACGATGGGAGAGCGGCCTCAGCAACAGCGTGGGGAATGATCACGCGTTTGCCGAGGGAGCCTTCTGTGGGCTTGTCGGATGGCTGGCCGAGCTTGGTCATCACGCCCGAAAATGGCGCGCGATTAGGGTGGTCAGCGATGGCGGGAAGGTGCGACATCGCCGACAGGCCCTCCACATCGAAGTGCATGGCCTGAAGGGTATTCCATCCCACAGTATCCACGCCCAGCTCCTTGGCGCGATCCAGAACGCGGCGGCGCGCTTCCTTGCGCTCATCCTCGGTAACGCCTTTGGTGCGCTCGATCATATCCCAAGCGAGCTGCGCATGGTTCGCATCCGGCATTGGCTCCTGCTTGGTGCGCGGGAACGCAAACCAGCTATCCGGCATTGCATCGCGCTCAGCCTTGGTAATTGCCATGTGGTTTGCCCTTCCGTTCAGAGCTTGCTGCGGACGAAGGTCAGGACGTCGCCCAACTCGCCATCCACGGTGCCCTCAAGGCCGCGCACGAAGTGCTTCATCTCACCCCAGCGCAGGTCAAGTTGGTCAACCAGCGACTGGTGCGGACGGGCCGGAGCGACGCTCACGGCGTCAGGGTCAGAGGGATCGTCCTGCAATTCACCAGCACCATTCGCGGCAGAGGCGGCCAGCTCTGGGTGACCGTCAATGGCGGCGGTTAGGGCGGCGACAGCACCCTCGCGGTTTGCGCCTGCCCGCTCCAGCGCCAGCGCATCCTTGAGCGTGTCAAGGTCAGCCAGTTCGATGTGCGCTACCAGATCGGCAACGCTCATGGCGGCCAGCGCGGCAGCTTCGGTCTGGTCTGCCATCAGTATTCAACCTTAAGGTCAATCGTGCCAGCGGCCAGCGTATTGGCGGCCAGGCGCGGTAGAAGGTTGATGGTGAAACCGCTCTGGGTGCGGCCCGAAATGTAATAGGTGGCGTCCTGCGATGGACTGACAAACACCGCATACTTGGCGGGAAGCGTCAGGCCGGTGATAGCAATGGTGACCGCCGCTCCAGCGCCCGATCCGGCGGCGGTTGCGATCTGCTTCTTGAGATACACACCCAGCCGGTCCAGCTTGGTAAGGTCAGAGCCATTGTGCGCATCAACGGTGTGAAGGGGAAAGCCCATTTACGTTTCCTCGGGGTTGGCCTCGGCGGCGCCGGGCTTGTCGTTTGGCAGGTCGGGATCGAGCACGCGCTTGGCGCCGGAGGCGGCTGCCTTGGCGATCTGAAAATCAACGCCGGTCATGCACGAATAGGGGGTATTCAGTGGCGGACGGCCACGGGTCTCGCGATACTCATCCGGGGTGACGGCGCCGTTCTCATATTCGATGGCATAGACCTTGGCTCCGTTCAGCTCATCTTCGCGGTCAAGGCCGATGAAGCGGAACTGCAACTGCCAGAACCCCAGACGCTTCTGGATGGCGTGGCGCGTCAGATAGGAGGCTATGAGCCGGGCGCATGGCTTGATGGCCTGGTCCCAATCTCGGTCAGCCGCTACCTCGCCTGTGCTGCGATTGACGTCACGCTCGACGCCCAGATTTTGCGGGCTGAGGTCAAAAGAAATGGCGATCTCGGTCTTCAGGAACTCCTGATATTTCAGGTAAAGGGCGCTATCACCTTCAGGGTGCAGGCGAATAACCTGCCCACCCTTACTTCCGATGATTGGCATCTTGCCAAGGCCCTCAACATCGGAGGTCCAGAAATGCCGGAATGCCGAAACCTCCTCTTTCGATGCGCTTTCACCGAGATCCAGCATTACGCCTGGGCGAGCATTACTGGTCAGGTTTCCCGCAAATTCACCAACGCCAAGCTGGCGGCTGATCGAATTGAATGCGACTTCAAGCGCTCCTAGGCCAAAGGGGGTGGCGGTAGACGGGTTGGGCCGGAGATAGATCAGCTCATCGTCGCGCAGCTGAACGGTCGGACCGCCGCCGGTATAGGTGCCATATCCTACCGACTGCGTGTAGCGCGCCTCACCCGCAGATCCCGACCATGCCGGATAGAGCTGGATCGACAAGCCATCGACCGGATAGAGCCACAGCGGGCGCAGCGGATCGCTGGAGCGCTGCGTTTCGATAGCGCCTGCGCCAACTAGCACGTCCTCAACCACCTGCTCGATCATTGATCGCCAGCTATCGTCGCCGTTCGGATTGTGCAGGCAATAGGATGCAGTTTCGATCTGCCTGCGCAAATCGGACGTTTCCTTGACGCCGGGTAGCGGAACAATCTCCCATTCCAGTTCGGAAATGGGGTTCTTGATCGCGTTGATCGCCCTCCGCGCATAGGGGGTCTGACTGAAATAGCGCAAGTTCCGTGGCGTGGCCTTCCAAACCAACCGCGATCCAGTGCGCCCTTGTCCTTGCGGAACAAAGTTCGGGAACGGCATCGTATCGCGCACCGGAGCCAGACGCGGCCTTCCGGGGCGCATGGCGGCGCGCAGGGTATCGATAAGGCTCATGGTCAGGCGAACGCGAACTGGTGGCCGGGCTCGGAAACCATAAGCTCGGTAATGGCCCAAACGAGGGCGTCCAGACGGTCAGGTGACCCACCGCCTTGATAGCCCGCCGCGGTCATCATGCCCATTTGTTCCTCAAGTTCGGGGAAGGCGCCAACATGATGGGCCTTGCCTTGCTCATAAATTGCGGCGACCGGCTCAGCCCGCAGGTGCTTGCCTCGGCTTGCTGTCACCAGCGTCACCGGAAGGTCAGGCTCGGCAGCGCGCAGCACCGCCTCAACCATTGCGCCACCATAGTTCACCTCGGCCACCACCCGGTCAGCGCCGAAATAGCGATAGGCCTGCGCCACCACCTCGGCCCAGCCAGCCGGCGCCAACTTGCATGACAGGTCAGCCAGCACATAGGCATGGCCATCAATGCCGAGGCCCACCACCACGATGCCTTGCATGTCGCCGCCAGTGCCATCGCTGCCAGACGGGTCAACGCCGATCACAATGCGGGTCAGCGCGGGGAAGTCAGCCCGGCGCAACAACTCAACGCGCGCCTGCGGCCAAAGTGTGCCCGGCACCTCGGTAAGATACCGACCATCGCGGAAACGCATCCGCTGCCGCTCTGGCATGTCGTCCAGTTCGGTCAGATATTCCTTCGGCAGATAGGGGTTGTCTGTCGGGTTCATCATCAGGTGGGCGCGACTGCCCGGCTCAAGCGGGTTGCGATCGCCGGGGCGAAGGCCCTCGATAAACTCCACATAGGACCAGTGCGACCGCCCGGTGGGGTTGAGGTCATACAGCCCCTTGAG